TTAATTCCAGATGGTTTTTTGCTCCCAGTCGGGAGGAAATCCAGCGTCCTGTAAACTGACTATCGGATTTACTGGAAATGTTTGGCATAGTGCGCGAAGACGTTCTGTCCAGTTGTTATCAGGCGACGCTACCCTTAGCATTGACTTAAGAATACACAGCGATCCATATACTCGCGTTTGTGCGTGCACATCCTGTGTCAAGTGATGTAAATGCTCGTGAGGTTGAGTTTTCTGAAAGGTGGGACGTTCAACAATATTACGGTTCCAAAGTCTTGAATGGTGCGCTGACACGTTTCTAACGAAATTGATTGACCGAAGCCAGGACGCTAGATGTTGGCCTTGTTGCAGGCCGTAACGACGCGCAATGTGTGTCTGATCTTTGAACTGCATTCCCGCAAAAAATCTTGAAAGCAATCCGAAATCCCAGACCTCAATGATGGTCCAGATTGGCATTCGCCCACCATATTTATTGATGTGGTGTTTAACGAAGTCTTCTCTTCTTGCGCGATGTACGGCGGCAGCTAATTTGTCTCTCCATTCAGCATACTCAGTTCTGCCGGTTACTGGATCGATCGTAACGCCAAACTTGGCATCTAACAAAGAAGGTTGTTCATGTGCAATTCTATGTTGCACACCCAGCCTATGAGCAATATCGCAACGCACTGCGACCTCAATACAGGCTGCTGCATCCAGTACCATTAGCCGGAGCAGACGATCAAATTCGGCAAGTTGTTCCACGATAGCAAAACTTGTTCCTGCCTGAAATTCGTCTTGCCGCCCTGGCGTCCCTCTAGGATTTGTCTTGCGAAAAGAATAAAAATAGCCTGCAAACCGATAGTAGCCAAGGTTTAACAGTGTTTTTTGCGCGGATATTTCATCTGTGAAAACCATGCCCCGCTCTTTGAGCAAAGAAATTTGTTGCGAAGCGGTTAGATGAAACTTGATATTGGAATATGAGCCAACTGGCAGCATAAAGAGAAATCCCCCGCTTGATTGACCGGCACATGATTAAATGACCGGGAACAGAGGCGGGGGACGTATTAAGGCAAATATTAATACAAAAGCTTCTTAAAGTACACCCCCAGCCCAATTTTGCAACATTGTAACGACAAATCTGGTTTACGATGCCGCAAAGTGAATATGGCTTGATTTGCAACCTATTTGGTTGGTGTGACTTTGTCCCCGCGCCTCTTTCTTACATAGTGTTCTGTCATCGTCACGCTGGCATGGCCTAATTGTTTCTGCGCCTGCCGAATGTCGCCGCTGCTATCGGTCTTGTCAGTCCCAGCTTTCGCGCGCAGGTCACGGAACTGGAACGCGGATTTTTCAATTGCGGCGATGTCGCGCGATTTGTCGAAACGTGAACGCAAGGCGTAATAGGTCAAAGGTTGCCCAACTTCGTTGACCAACAGGCGGGTGGAGACTACCGTCCCGTTGATAGCGCGCTTACGTTTCAAAATCCGATCAATCAGTATGGCCAGCTCACCTTGAATTGCAATACGCTGTTTTTGCGTAGTCTTATTTTGCTGGACCTCGATAGAGCCTTCACGTAGATCACGCTCGTCGATTTTAAGGACATCCGCCGGCCTGGCGCCGGACAAGTACGTCAAATCCATTGCCTCCTGCAGCGGCACATCAGCTACATTCCAAACTGCCGAATACATGTCGTCGTATACATACACGTCGCGCCCGCTTTCCTTGTATGCCTTGATACCGGCGCATGGATTCGCTTTGTCGGTCAAGCCACTGTCGCGCGCTGCGTTCCATACATGAGAAATAAGTGCTTTTTCACGGTTTGCTGCGACTTCGCCCTCATGACCCGCGACAGGCTTACCTTCTTGGCGTAACTTGTCCTGAGTGAGCTTAATGCGCCAATCCATGAACTGCCGAATATGAATCGGTTTGATGTCGTCCAAAGGCGCCGGCGGATTATCGAAAAATAGATACAGCGTTTCCAACTGCCGCAATTTTTCGATGCGCGTTTTCCGTTTGTTCGCCGGCAAATATTTTTTCTGATAAATCTCGCATGCGTAGCGGAACGTAACAAGCTTGGACGGATTTACCTTTGTGTCTATTTCCAATTCCGACCACTTGCGCACTGCCTCAACATAGTCGCCGCCGAGTGGTATTTCGCGGCGCGGTTTGTCTCCTGTGTCATAGTAAAAATAAATCTTTCCGCTGCGCTGAGTACGGGCGCGCATGCGCGGAGGTAGATTTGAATGTGTTGTTGGCTTACGTCCCATACTATTCCCCAATGACTTTTGGTTGCCATGCTGTTTTCGGCGCCGCTGTCGCGCGACCACCTTCGATAATCGAACGGACCACAACCGGCCGGCCGCGAGCGTTTTCGATAAACGCAATCCCGCGTGTGCGTAGGAACTCGACCTGCAATTGATATTTGGACTTCTTTTTCCCATTAATTGTGATGCCACGCTTAATACCGGTCAGCTCGTCTACGTGGCAATCCCTCAAAAATATATCGTCGGACATAGGTATGGTGCTCATGTCGTGGCGTCCTCAGAGCTATTCGTAAGCAGAGCAGATGCCGGCACCGCCTGGAACATGCCTGGCCACTGATGATCGATTTCGATCCATGCGTGGACCTCGCCGTTGCCAATGTCTCGTCGTAGGTCGACTACATAGCCGGCCTGAATGCCGTTGTCGCTATCAAATGTCACTCTGGAGCCGACCATTGCTGCGGATTTACTCATGATTTCCCCCTATGTTTTCTTGATTCGTTATTTCTTGGCGATAGATATCTGATCGATCTGGATCAGTTACTAAAATTCGTGGGTAGGGGCAGGCATTGATTGCCGCCCAGGCTTGGATGACCTCGCATTTCGCTTGATCATCCAACGTTGGAGACTCATAAAACGTGCGCTTCGGTCTATTCGCGGAGAAGTCATCGGTGGGTCGCGTACAGTTATTTACACGAGTCCGAGGAAGAGCAACTTCAACCCCACCAGCCGCAGACCTCACAGGTGTCCAGGTGTGACGAACAGATTTAAAGACAACCCCGGCCAGTGCCGCGCAATGCACGCCATAGGGTGTTACTTTGACGGTCTCGCCGTAGCGACCGATAACTGTTTTCTCATCCTTGGCGAGGGTAATTTGCAGGTTCTTACGCGGCACAATCGGGCCACCCTGTGCACGCATGTACTCGGCAAAGTCCGCGCGCTTTTCGCCTTCGATCTTTTGCGCTGCATCCCAGGCGCGGCGCATTGGCGCCGGCGCCTGATTGACCATCTCTTCCTTGATTCGACGCAGTTCACGCCAAACGGTGACAGGCGCACCGCCCCATTGCTGAAACTGGCGAATACCCCAACAGGCGGCCCAGGCCTCAATCCGGGCAGACGGCACCAGCTCAACACCGCCGACGCAATCGGGAACGATGGTGTAACCGTCCTTGGTCTTGTGATCGCCCACGTGGGCACCGTCGATATTTTTAGCCACATATTTGGCGATATAGCCGGCAGCGCTGCCCAGGCTCCAATCGATACGGACTACCTTGAGGCGACGCTTAAACGCGCCAGGTTCGCCACGATCTTCTGCCCAGGCATAGCGCTTCATCAGGCGTGTGGCACGCCCGGCAATGTCGGCAATGTGTGGCGTGGTGTAGTTTTCCTTGGCGCGAACGAACAACAACATGTGCCAGTGCGGTGTCGCGTCGTGGTGTGGTTCGACGATGCGAAAACCGTACATACCGATACCGCGGCGGGCCAGGGCCGCCCGCAAGGCCGCCGTCGCCTTCTGCAGGTAGGCGTTGGCCTCACGCGGCGTGGCGCCGCTGTACTTAGGGTTCGGCTTGCCGTTGTGCAGCGTCGAGTGAAAGCGCGATGGGCAAGTTTGGGTAACAAAAATACCTTCGTCGCCCAATTCCTTGGCGATGCTTTCAAAGCCATTCATGCGCAACATGAGTTCCCCGCGTCGTATAGATTTGTTGGCAGTACTAGTGCCGGCCAGCTCTGCCAGCGTGAATTGCTGACCGTGTTCGTTTTCCAGCTTGTTGGCTTCCAGCGTCCGTTCGTTGCGCCGGTTCTGCGCCAGGCGCGCAATCACGGTGTCATGGCTGGCGTATGGTTCGCCGTGGTAGTGCACATAGCCGAGCCGGATATTGCCGGCTTCAAACGCCCGGCATACGCGCTTGCGCAGCTGCGCCCGCCACCAGCGGTGATCGAGCGCGCGGGCGATGACGTCGCTAGGGTTGTCCAGCTCAGGCGCCTCGATGCCGTATTCCTCGCATTGGCAATGGATGATTTCGAGGACGTTCTTATCTGAAATCGCAATCTGCAGCGATGCGTAGACGTGGGCCGCCGCCTTCTTGGCGGTCTCGACGATATCGGCATCGTGCTGCGACAGGTCCACGCCGGCCGGCACGTAGCGCTCAGCAAAATCGCGCACAAAATCGGTGGCGATGGATTCGTAAATTTTGTACCACGACGACCACGACATTTTTTCCAGCACCTGGCCTATGACGCGCTTGCGCCACTTGTACGGCAAACGGGCCAGCTCTGGCGCGAAACGCTCGGAGTTGAGGAACGACTGGTGCCGTGTTTTGTTCGGCAGAATGACACGCTTAGATTGCATCGAACACCTGCCGAAATACGCGCTGCGCTTCTGCTGCCGCTGCCTTGATAGCGATGCGCTCGGATTCGCTAAATGAATGTATCGGGCAATTCCAGCGAGCGGCATCCAGGCCGGCAGCGCGCAGCACCGAGCGACGTGCGCCCTCTTTGGTTGCGCCCCAGGTTTTGGCGACCTGCAGCACGTCGCCGACTTTCGGCTGGCGCACCTTGATCAACTTGCGGGCTTTCGCCAACTCGGCGTGCGCACGGTCTGCCGGCGTCATCGTGGCCGCCGCAATTTCGCGACTGCGGATGACCTCGGCGGCCGACTGGAACGACAAATGATTGTCGATCAGGGATACGTCCATCACCAGGCCTCCGCCATACCGCCAAGTTGGTCAATGAAAACGGCGATCTGCTCGTTCAGCACTTCGCCCACCGTTGCCGCATGGCCGGGGTTGATATAGTGCTTGCGCGAGATGAACCAATTGCGCAGCTCCAACTTGTCGATCAGCAGGGTGCGGGTATTTTTTGCAAACATGGCTTTAGCCCCCGATGACGCCGATGGCTTGCAGCAAAGGGCCAGCCATGATCAGTAGGCAGCCGAACGTGACAACGCACAGATCGAGAAGAATTTTTTTCATGTTGTTACCTTTGCTAAGGGTGAGCGAATCCCGCATGCCTGAAATCGGGCATTGCCGGGTAAGATGTGACGGAGGAAAAGGGGCTAGCGGTGGCTTATGGCGGCGCTAGGATGCGTGACGCGCTGTTCATGGGCGGCTCACAGCGTTAGCGCCAGCTGATTGATGCAAGCATTGCGCACGTTCTGGGACATTGGGATGCGCACCGCGGAATCGGGGACTGCCGACAGTGACACGGTGCGCAGCACCTCCAGGCCGGCTATGAAAATGTGCCCGCATTCGTCATTGGTGCAGCGATACGTGATTTCCTTGAACATATCGGACATCGTGCGGCTTTTCGTAGCACGTACGGGGCATTTGCAATGCGGGCAAGGCAGGCTAATCACTCTCACGATTGCTTCCTTTCTACGGGATACAGCGCACGGCCGCGGCCGGAAATCTGCCTTGTTTGCTTGCGCAAGCGCGACTTGGCAAGCCATTCCGCTGCCTGCTGTATCGAAGCCAGGCCCTGTTGCTGGCGCACGCGCTCCAGCAGGTCGCTTTCTGCTTCGTTAAGGGTGATTTCGTGATCTGGCATCTTTTCGTCGGCTCTTTGTCTGCTTATTGCGGTCTAGGCTTATGCAGCTTTTGCGCCTACTATTTCACTATCGGAAATGCCTAAAGCCATCGCAGCTTCCCGCAACACCAGCTGGCGCAGGAGGGTCGAAGGCTGTTCTCCCTGATAATTGGCCAAAGCCTTGATCAGGTCGTGTTCGTAGTCGTCAAACCGGAGAGTGAGCCGATTGTTACGGATACGCTTGGTGTCGGGGTACATGACGGCGTCCTTAGCTGTTATTGGTGAAGGGCAATTTCGCGCTCGTATTCTGCAAGGCCGCGCAGAATCAGGAAACGGAGAAACCAGGCGCGAGAACGTTGTTCTTTGGCTGCATGGCGCTCTACTGTCGCCTTCTCGTCTGGCATTAGTCGGGCACCGAGCGGCTGTGAAGTCGCTCCTTTGGAGATACGCCTGATTTTCGGCAATGTTTCCATGATGTTATGATGTGTAATCGCTATGGGATGGCGTAAATATATCCATTTAAATGGACTTAATCAAGGAATATTTGTGCATTTTAATGAACTTTGCTCGAATCGTCTTCAAGAGGAGCGGATACGGCTCGGCTTTACGCAGACCGAAATCGCCAGTCAAATTGGGATTCGAGGCGGCATGTGGGGGCGCTATGAACGCAACGAAGCCGCCCCCGGCGGAGATGTGCTAAAGGCGTTTGCTGATGTCGGTGGCGATGTTCAATATGTTTTAACTGGTGAGAAATCGTCACCGGCGCTCGCACCCGATGAGAAAGAGCTGTTGCTAAGTTATCGCAGCTTAGATGTTCGAGGAAAGGCGGGCTTGCTTGGCATGATTGAAGGCATCGAAAACGCCGAAACACAGCAGCTTACGATGCTGCAGCGGAAATCCATTGCAACGAAGGTTCATCTGGTGGCTAGTGCAAATAACATGCAGTCGCTTGATGTCTACCAAATTATTTTTGCGGACCTTGCTGTCGAATCCATCGCCAACGTGACGCGCGATCAATACTCAGCGGTCATGGCTCTCCTCGAGCAAGCGTTGTCGGAAGTCGACGCACCCTCAAACAAAGCAACTAAACAGAAAGACGGCGCGACAGTTGTGTTTCACGGAAAAGTCACTCAGCAAATTACCGGCGACATCACTGCGCCACAAACAAATGTTTTTGGCTCCGGCAAGAAAAAGGCCAAAGAAGAAAAGTAGTTTTTGATATGTCGTATAAGAACATTGCAGCCGGTGTGCTGTTTTTAAGTATCTGCCATCTGTCCATTGCTGATGATGACGCATGTACGCGATCCACGTGCGACCGGGGCCACGCGCTTACCTACTCACCAAAAGACGAACCAGCAATAGCCTGCGACAGTCTCGCGGTTTGTGACTATGTGCGTTTTTATCTAAGAGCAAAATTTCTGGAGAGCGAAGGCATTTTCCAACCGGGAGACAGTCGCGAACGGACAATGGAAAGGCTCAGGAAAAGAGCCAAGGTCGACAGCTTTGAGGATGCGTCCATTCATTATTTTCAACCCGCACATCATCAAAAAGTAGACATACGCCAGGTGGACTTTACAAATAGCTGGGCGAACGTAGCGCCGCTAGATGGCACGCCCTCGTATTGGATCGATTTTGAACAATTGGTCAGAGTTAAGAAGACAGCCGACTCCTTTGCCAACAATGAAGCGCCATCTCGCGGCTCTGCGGTGCTGGCGGCGTTGGTCAACGGGGATACGGGAATCTACGCATTCGACTACCTCGAGCGGAAGCCAGGCGCACTTCAACCACAGAGCTTTGACGAAAATATTGCGTTTGCAATAGATGAAGTTGCACCCCAAGGTGGACAAATTTTCATCTGTTCTACTAAGAGAAATTGCGATGCAATTTATGCCTATTACGATGCCTTGATCAGTCTTGCCGGACCGTATCTGTATCGATCAAGGGATGGAAAAGTCGTCGCTCAATTAAATAGTGGGCTAAGACCTGATACCGCAAAGGCATTTGAGAGCGCGCTAAAAAAATTGAAATAGGTTGGACTATCAGAATTACAGGTATCAGTAAAAAGCATTTTGGAGATGTAGCTAGCATGACGGAAAAGACAGCGTTTCACGGTGATGTTTCACAAGCAGTTGTAGGTAGCGTTCACGAAGCACCCAGGCTTAGCAATATTGTTCAGATCATCGGAGGGGCATCGGTCGAACCGGAGCCGCAGCCGCCAAAATTTCTAACTGGATTGCAACGCAAGGCAATTTTTGAAAAGGTTAAAGAGGTCGCGACAAGCAGCGGCATGAGCATCCATGATGTGTACAACGTCATCAAGAACGAACACGGTGTGATAAGAATTGAACAAGTTCCGCTGGAGAGCTATAAAGCGGTCATGGCGCTACTCAATAATTCGCTGGCTGAAACTAACGGAACGTCGGCACCCGAAATCGAGGAAATCGAGACTATGCCTGCAGCCGCCAATATTCCTGAACTACCCCTTTCGTGTATCGCCTGCGCGGAAAAGGCCAGCGCCAATAAAAAACTGACATGGACAGCGCTGGCATTAACGGGGGGACTAATGATGTTAGCGGCTGGCTGCGGTTGGTTATTGTATAAAATGCCGACCGATATCCCGCAGGCAACCGCAGTACCGACTGAAACCATTTGCCACAACGATGGAAAATCCTACTCGGTAGGAAGCACTGCCAAGATTTTGAATGTCGGGATAAGAGAGTGCGTTGTTGGTGAGACTGCGGGTACGCCGCGCTGGGATGATTTACAAAAAAATCGAATGCGTTAATCTGTCAAAAGGTGATCTCCGCTGAAATGCTCCAACTAGGGTAAATATTAGAATTGGCAAAAGGGGTAGCAATGGACGACAAATCAAGTTGCGAAATGCTAGTACAGCTTCTCCTTGCGAAAACAAAGAGAGACCTCGATAAACTGTGCCGAAAATCAGTTATTACACTTGGAGCATTTCATCAAGTCATCGAAGGTTGCGAAATGCGAGCTCTCCCTTGGATTCATCACATCTCATATCGTGATTTTATACCGGCGCACTTACGGTATACACCCGACAATATAAAAAGCCTGTTCCCTCAAATTCTTAAGCAACGACGCTATCTTGTTGGCCATATTTTCTATTTGCAAGATCATTCAAATTGGCATTTCTTTTACTTTGATCAACGCGACCTCGATCATAAAAACAATCACTTCAAAAATGGTCCTCATATTCATTTAGTCAATCATCTCTGGCCACAGCATAGTGCGGAATCGATTTGGCAACAATTCAATGACGGTAATCCTGTGATGAAGGGAGCATTTCACATTTGCTTTGAACGGGAAATAAATGACCCTGAAAAAATATTTAATTGATTATTCGAATTTTGCAATTCTGGCAAACTCAGTGAGAGTTAGCGCTACTGTCTGCGATGAGCAATTTCCGGATAGAGGCACCATACCGAGAGCGTCAGGTTAAAGCTAAAGCTGAGCTAACGAAATTGGCGGACCACTCTACTCACTGTTATCTCTTATTATGTTTCTACGTTCAATGATTTTGGCCCATTCACTTTTTGCAGCGTGCTGGGCAGTTTGCCGATTTGCATAAATATGGGTCAGCGTTTTTGGGTTGGCCGCGGCGCCTGCTACTGGCTTTCTAAGCTTCCCTGTTCCTGTCGTTGGCTCCAGTTCCCGGCCAGTTTTATTTGAAATAATATCGCGCCACTTGGCGATCACACCAGTTACGCCGGGGTCGCGGTCCAGCTCGTCTTCACGCTCTACCTCTGCTTCCTCCGTTCGCGTCTCCATCTCAATGCGTGAGGTATAGCCCGCGTCGCTAATGCTATGCGTGACCTTGGTGGTCAGCCAATCCATATTATCGATGGAGACCTTGAATCCCGAGACCTTGACCGGCGATTGAGGTATAAGCGCAGGATTACCCAGAGCAAGCGACAGTTCGAATGATGCCAAGCCGCGTTGAATGCGCTGCCATTCGGCGACGGCGACGGTCCGCGCGTCTGCCTCGCTGGTGTATGTAGTTCGCAGCCGCTTGGTGTTACCAGGCACGCCAGCAACAACGCTGCGGCGTAGGCCACCATAATTGACGTCGTGCCAGAACGCTCGCACTCCCGTTGCCATAACACTGCACTTGATTCATTACCTTCACTCGCACCGGACCCGTAGTCATAGACCTGGCCGCGTTGCTCCCATGCCCCAGGCAATCCGCTGGTGCTCTTGTTCTTGATCAATTCATAGTTGCCGATACCACCGCGCCCCAGACCCTGACCGGAAAGCTGATTCGCATACATCGCCGAGACGCAGGAGCCAACGGCCACCTGGGTACGGGTAAACAACGTCAACTCCTGGTTGCCGGCAACGACGCCATACAAGTAGTAAGGCTGCACACCATTGTTTTCTGCCCATCGCATCGGCACGCCGCCGACCCTGTCGGCATTTCCCGCGCTGCTGGCGGTGCCGGCGCTATTGGCATAATTGACGCTGAAGTTGGCAGGGTTGTAGACGTTGATGGCGTTAGGGTAGTTACCACCCAGAAGCCAGGTAGGCTGACCGCCTTGGCCCGCCCAATTCATGACATAGCCGTTGCCTGTTGCTTTGCTGCCAGGATCAAAATTGTTATTGCTCCAGCACAGCGCCCAGGCGGTCCATACGCCACCGCCCGTATTGACGCGCGTGTAAATTTGGTTATCGGTAGACAGGGCGCGCTGCATGAGCCAATTGCCGTTCGTGCCTAGCGAATTTCCGGTGAGCGATGACGTAAAGAGCTGACCGTAAGCGCTCGGGCGATTAGCAGTTGCCTCCTGCGTGTAGGTGGCCCAACCGAGCGGCGCGCTATTGCAATCCTTGATAATCACCATGCCGTTATCCGGCAGCGTTCCGTTCTGACCCTGCGTCAGGAAGCGCTGCCAGCCGGCCCATTTGTCGGCGCTGCCAGTCCGATGATGCAGATTCCCGTTCGCAGTAAAGCCGAGTTGATGCGTTGGACCGCCGGAGAAGTCGCCACCTGCGCCCCATTGTCGGAAGGTGATTTCACCATGTTGAACCCCGCCGTCATTGAGACCGCCAGCATCGTTATTTTTAAAATCGAAATAGATGCCCATGTCCCGGTCTTGCGGTGCGGGACTAGTTGCACGATTATCGGCAACGGTCACACTGTTGAGCCAGGTGCCGACCGCCTGGGGAGGGCGGTAGCCCAGCGTATCCTGCTTGGCCGCAGGGTTGAAATTACCGGCGTGCCAGAATTTATAAGACACGTTCCCCATGGAATAGCCGCCGGCTGCAAAGTCGTTATTGGCATCCAGCCCAAAATGCGCAGCAAACCGACCGGCACGGCGAAACGTCATGTAAGCGTCGCTTGTCACTGCGTCGTCGGAAGACACTTCCATAGCAGGAGTTTCTGCGCCGGTGGTTGCAATGCTTCCAACAGAGCCGACCACCGTTAATTTTCCTGATAGGCGGCCACCCGACAGCGGCAAGTAATTTTTCAGCGCAGCATCCAGATTGGCCTGAAAGACAACCGCACCGAGATCGTAGTCATCGACGGTGACTTTCAAAACATCACCAGTCCAGCCGATTTTGACGACATTCCATTTCTGCCCATGGCCGGTGCCTTGTTGGACAGGCGTAAAGGGGAGCTTGTCTTGCTTGGAGGCGGGGTCGAACGTCACAGAGTCCCAGAGCTGCTTCCAATCGCTGCCTTTAAAGGGTTGTTCGGCGCCCAGATAGCCGGATCGCTGCCAGGTACGGTGTCGGATAGAGGCTTCTGTATAGACCTGGTGCACGAACTGGCCGCCGTTCTCGGTGGTCAACGTGCCATAGCCATCGGCGCCCATGGGCAGTCTGGTGGCGGCGATGACGCCGCGATCATTGGCGACAGAGACATCGCGCACGCCGGTGTCCAGCAAGGTGTCGCAATTGGTATCACTATCGGTATAGGCCGGCAGCTTGCGGAAATACAGAGCATTGCCGCGTTCCGGCGTCAGGTATTGCTGATGCGGATCGACTACCGCCAGGTGTTTGGCGATGGCTTGCGCCATGGCCGGCGAAAGGCCCGCTGGTGTGACGGCGCGGGTGCCGTCCGTACCGGCGACGGTTTCCGCCGGCGTCGCCAGTTCGACCACGCCCTGGCGGTCTACGGTGGCCGGCGGGTTCGTGAAATTGGCATCGCCGAAGGTCAGCGCCGTGGCCTTGACGGTGGTGAATACGGCATCAGCGGCCAGCAGCATCATCGACTGTGTCGATTTTTGCAATATCGGATCTGGCTGGCTGTAGACGCCAAACAAGACGCCGTTGTTGAGCCAATAACCGATACCTCGCACTGCATAGGTGTCGATGCCATCGTCGCGGATGGTGACGTGGATCGTATCGGCGGCGACCACTTCGCCGGAAATGGTTGTCAGCCGTTTAATCTCGCCTGGCAAGGTCGTCGTGTCTTCGTTCGCTGTAAAGACGGCGGCAGTAATGCCGATTGCAGATATTTTGAGCGGCGCCGTGCCGTTGTGTTCGGCATTGACCAGGGCGGCGCGGCCGGCCTTGGTGATAATGATTTGGAGTCCTGGCATATTATTGAGCTTCAGTCAGATTTAAACGGGCATAGATCACAGGGCGAATGGTCGCTGCCACGGCTATTGCGGCTTGCGTCTCGATACCCTGGGTAAACGTAAAATGGCTGCGAATGGATTTCGTGCGGTTGACCTCGGCGATCACGTCATCGACAAACTCAGCCGTGGCCGACTGGCCGCCGGCGCCGGACAGCGTCATGACCAGATCGAAGGTGTACGGTTCTCCCATGGGGGTCTTTTGCCACCACTCGCGCAGCAGGATGGAGCCGCCAAAAGCTGCCACCACGTCCTTGACGGCCTTCGCGGTTCCCTTCTGGCGGTGGATCTTCATGGCGTTGCGCACGCGGGCGCGCCGTACCTCTTCCGTCCAGTAGGACTTCCAGCTATCGACCGACCAATGCCAGGCTAACCAGGGCAGCAGATCAATATCGATGGTGTCCGGATTGTGGAGCGTGCGCAGCGGAACCGGTACGTCTGAGATTCGCGCCATGGTCGCTTCCAGTGCACGCTCCAGCGGCGTCGAGTTTGGCGGCAACAGGGATTTGATTTTTTTCTTGGTCATACCTTGCCCCAAATACCGCCGTACTCGATATTGATGTCATCGCAGTAGTACGCCACCAGCTTCGATATTTCTGGATCTGCGGTCGGCGACACCAGGATGACGCGCTCAACACCTGGCACGTGGACCGCTGCGTCGATGCCGGAATGGGTCGGCACGCGCCCCAATTGGTGCGCTTCCTTCGCATACTTCTGCATGCGCTTGTTCGCCTCAATCAACACAACGGTCGGATCAGGCCCAGAGAAGCTGTACAGCTTGGCGTGTACCTGGTAGCGGACAATTTGCGCGGCAACGACTGTGACGTAATCAGTCAAAGGCCGAACGCCATCGTCAAGCATACGGACGGCGACAATATCCAGCAGTTCCTGCGAGGGTGTGCCGTCGCCTTCGTGCGACAAGATCGCTACCACCACGTGACCAGGTGATGGGCTGGTGGCTGTCGCGTTGCGCACGCGACCGTCTGCGCTCAGGGCGTGGAAAACATACGCGCCTTCCGGTCCGGCCACGGACATGCCTTGGGGTGCCAACTGGATGCGACGGCGGTAATCTTCGTCCGCTTCCATGACGGCAGCAGTACCCTTGTCTGAATCTGCCGGCCAGATCTGCAAGCGTGGGACGTCCATGTTGGCGCCGATCTGGTCCAGGTCGGCGCCCATCGCGTAGGCCAGCATCAAAGCGCGCGCGGCTTCGTTGATGCGCTGGCGCAGCTTAAGCTCACGGTAGGCACTCAGTTGCACGACCTTGATGGCGGGATCGGATTCGGTCAGTTCGTCAAGGTCAACGCCATTCCCTTCCAGGTCAACCAGGTGCGCGGCCAGGATGGTTTCATAGTCCAGCGGTTCGATGACGTTTGGCGCCGGCAGTTGCGATAGATCGATAGCGGCGCTCATGATGCAGCCCCTGAGCCGACCGGCACATCCAATTGGACGCTCTGTTCATTTGTGACGCCGTCCAGCAATAACGTAGCCTGTCCGTCAGCGCCGCGTTGTAACTGCACGCCGGTCAAGGCAATGCGACGTTCCCAGCGCAGGACAGCGTAAGCCGTGGCGGCATAGATGCGTAGGACCGTGGCGCCGTTCAGCGGCTGATCGATCAGCTCCGGTACTTCGGAGCCGTAGGTGCGGCGCATGACGCGGGAACCGATAGGGGTGGTGAGAATGTCGGCCAGGGACTGGCGGATATGGGCCAGGCGCGACATGACACGGCCGGTACGGGCGTTCATCATTTCGGACCACCTGATTCGTCTTCGCCCTTTTTGACGCCGCCGTGTGGGTGTTTAACCAGGCTGATGGCGCCGGCGATAACGTCTTCAGTAGCGCGCAAGATCCCCTGAATCACAGCCGCCGCCCCCCCTTTGCTGCCGGCCTGGACGTTCATGCCGGCATTCAAGGCGGACATGCCGTTGACGGTCAGGTTCTGATTGACGATCAGATTTTTTTGCACCAACAAGTTGCCGGTGCATTCCGTATTTTCGGCGTTGGAAGTGACTTTGCTCGGTGCCAGGGTGACGCTAGTGCCGTCCGACAGCGTGGCCGTCAAGGTGTGCGCGGCGCTGTCGTACTGGACGACCGTCCCATCCTTATAGCGGGTTGTGTTGTGTGCCGGGTTGGTCGATGGTGATGTGTATTTGTCGGAATAGATCGCTGGCAGGATCGCGGCATTGGCGAATTCGCCCTCGGGCGACAACACAATGACCTGTTCGCCCATGGAAGGCGGAAACCAGGTCTGCGCGTCGCCGGCGCGGAAAGTGATCCAGGGGCGCCATGTGGTGACGTTCTCACCGACCTTGACGCGCACGCGCTGGGCATCGTGATCGATGTCGGCAATGGTGCCGAATCGGATCAGATTCAAGATTAAACGCAGAAGTTCGGAGTAGTCAGCAGTCATGCATTGCATGGTGCCGGGTTGCCTGAGTTGGCGCACCTGGTAGCGGGTTGGTATCCGCGTTACTAACTGTTAGAGAATGTTTTGTTGCTAGCTGGCGTGACGCCATTCAGATCAAAAAGACGCGGTGACGGTCGATGCATCTTGCCCGACATTCCACCATACAAGCAGCTATCCCCGCTAGCACAGCCTAACACCGCGTCACCCGGGTACAGGCGTGACAAGGCTAGCATAGCTGAGCCAGCATCCCCAGCATGGCGTGGCTGGAAAAAGACACCTGTCGGGCGACAGAAGCCCGTTTTTTGAAAACAATCGTTAAATGCAATAAATGCCAATGGACAACTGGCATACGGATATCTAGGATGGTTTTCATCCTCTACACACCATGTTGCCCGCAATAGGAACTATGAAAACCTACGCTAACGATCCATTTTTGAAAGACAGCATCAACAAGATTTTAGGGTTGGCGACACTGACGCTATATGGCGTCAATGTCCAACCCGCTGTTGACGGTGTCATCGATAACGTCTTTCATTACTTGAACAAGGCCGCGCCACGCGATCCCGATGCTTTTTTGCTGGCGTTCAAGAACGCTTTGACGGCGTTGGCCGACCGTGCTGACGATAGCATGACGTCCTATAGAAAGACGTTGCATGATGCGGCGTTGCTTATACGGATGACGCGCATTCCTCCGCATATGAAGTCTGTCGACTCAACAAAAATCGTTAGCATGTTCCAGAAATTTCAGTTGAAGACGGGTCATGCTTAACTCAAGTCTCCAGAAAATGGTGAAAAAAAAGCCCGCAATTTGCGGGCTTTTTTCCAATGTATTACCTATGCCTTAATCGTATTTTGAATGCCAGTGCTATCTGCAAAGTGCTTTCAAACTCTCAGGAACCCGCGCTATCTGCGTGGTGCCCCCAACGTGTGTATCGACCATCGTATTCGGAATTACAGCTCCAAATTTGAGACGCAGTCACGTGAGTTACACAAATCACATTTTTGTCATCAATTTAGAAGTGGCATGTTTGCATGCAAACCTCAACCACGAATGCATACTAACACAGAGTTTGTTCGGCACAATTTATTTAATCGATGATGGATGCCGGCTATCACATGCTGGTGTTTTTTAAAATCGCCCAAGATGACGTAATAGAGACTCACGAATTAGCGCTTGATCGGTAACACTGAAACCAAGTAACGGTCGGGAAGGATAGTGATATGCCGGCCCCTTTTTTGCGACCTTGTCCGTTAATCCCTCCTGGTGCACGCGGGCAATCCGCGCCACGCGCCCAAAGAAACCGACCGATAGCTGATTTTCGTCCTGTTCGATCTTGAGATTTTTTAGCGTGCGGATCTTCTCAAACATGGCGGCTTTCTGCCGTTTGATCCTTCCCTTTTTGCCGCGCAGATTCTTGCGCTGCTTGCGCTTCTCGTAGGGCGCGCCGTCCGGCGCCTGTTGGCTGGCGATGCGTTGCGCCTGGCTGCGGCGTAAGTCCTGGGCAATCCTGCGCGTGATGACGCGGCGTTGACCAGGTTGGAGCTGGGCCAGCAGTGCGCCGGCCCAGGCTTCCAGGGCGTGCAGATCGTCGCTCATTCGGGATTAGCCGGCGTCTGCCATTCAGCCAGCAGCGCGTCGCCCGCATAGGCTTGCCAGAAATCAGCGGTATATGCTGGAGTGGGTTGCGGCTCGGCCAGGTGCAATACTTCCAGGCGCCCGGTGCCGGCAGGTTTTACTATCACCCGCTCGGTCAGCGCCAGCGTGATCGCCAGGTCTACCGACGTGTGGTTGTTGTAATCCACGTCAAAGCCGATACCGGTCTTGCGCAGCTCGGCATTGTCCAGCAGGTCGCGTTGGTGCACCTGGACCCAGGCCAGCAACGGGACCATGATGGCATCCTCGCAGCCAGCGTAGTCGGTGATGATGATGTTCAGCTTATAGCGATACTCAAACGACAGGGAAGCGGTGCCGGTCGCCACCGTGTTGCCACCCTCCGCAAAGATCAACAGTTTATCTGGGTTCTGCTGTAATTCAGCGCTGGCGGCCGTCAGATGCGTTCTAAGGCTATTTGGCTTGTACACGGTCGGCATCCTCCTGGTAATCGACAACAGCGTCTACCTTGGCCGCACACGTTCCCCATGCTGCCTCTGCGCGCTCCAGCGCCAGATTCATGGCGCCATTAGTTCTGGGCGCCGCCGCCGGCAACTGACAGCGCGTGATCGCTGGGCAGGCGTTGACTGTAAGCGTCGGCGCCTGTGGCGGCCGGATGCTCCCGCAGGCGGGCAACAGCGTCAGGCAAAGGAGTATCGGCCCAGTTGCGTACTTGGGGATCGTCATGTTGAAGTCTTTCAATCAGGTTTTCTCGTTCGGTGAGGGTTGCCGCGATATTGTCGCGGGCGGCTTGCAGCTTGGCGGCGGCCTTCTTGTCCCTGGCCGCTGCGTCGGTCAAGGTCTTGATGGTGCCGTCGCGGTCGCGTGTGATCTGTTCGGCCGTCTCGGCGCGTTCCCTGGCAGCGGTCAGACCGTCGCGCTGGACGTAAATCACCAGGCACAGCGCGCCGACTGCCAAGGCCGATATCAGACTTTTGACGATCAGTTCCATAGGCCGACCCGAGTGCCGCGGCTGTCGATGGTCAGCACCTGGCGGCGCGGCGTCTTGCCCTCGACCGCAATGCCCAGGTGTACCCATACCGCGCCGCCGACGCGCTCATAGATCAGCTGGTCGAATTGCAGATAGGATTTTTCCAGCGCCTGGCAGATCTCCATCGGTGTACCGAATGCCGGCGCCGTAAAGTCGCACGCCAGGCCCTCCAGGTGCGCGCTGTTGCCGGCGCCGCCGACTGCCCGGTTCAGCGACTGGCAGCGGTATCCGCTGGAAATGACCATCGCCGCGCCGCCCAACTCCAGGCGCACCAGCTCGTTAAACTTCGCCAGGCGCCGCAGGTTGGCGACGATGGCCGGCGCCGGGGTGTTGTCGATAGAGAGGGACCGCGCCCTGTCGCTGCGTGTGAATTCCTGCAAGGTGAAATGTTCGGTCAATGGTGTGGCTGTTGTCATTCGATACCCCTGATGATGTTGGCGACGTTGCCCTGGGCGCGGTACACCAGATAACACAAAGTTAAAGCGACGCCGGCTTCCCCGAAGGAGGCGCGGCCATGGTCGAGCAGGATCTCCAGGGCGCTGGTGCCGGTGGCGACAATCAGAAACCAGGCCACCAGGGAGATGTGCAAGCGGTGATTCGCCAGGCCGCGCCGGTAGCACAGCAGCCGCACGCAGGTGCTGGCGTAGGAAAGCAGCGCCAGCAAGGTCAAGGCTTTAGTCATGGCCGCCTCCCTTGCGCAGCCAGGCCGGCAGCTCAATGGTTTTAATCAGGTCGATGCCGTGCAGCGTCAGGGCAATGGCCGCGGCCGACGCGAAGAAGGCGGCGACGCCCGATTGCTTCAACGGCGTATTGCTGATGACCTCCGGCGCGGCCAGGTAGCCAATCGCCAGGGAAATGACCATGTACGCCAGGCGTTGCAGGACCGGCAGGTTTTTGCTGGAGATCGCCACCAGCGTGGCGCCGGCGAAAGCGCCAATCAGCGCGTTGCCGTCAATGCCAGGGAACAGCGTTGACAGGCCGATGCCGGCGGCGCTGGTGACGACCAGGGAGGTGGTGCTGGGTTCTGCCATAGGTAAATGCTCCAATCAATCCCAAAGGTTCACGACCTGGGCGGTTTTAGTAGGGGTTGCGGTAGGTTCGGGCAGGTTGACCAGGAGGCCATGCGGCAGGATCGGCCCCAGGTCGGCTAGGCCGGGATTCAGTTCGAGCGCCGCCTCGACCACGTTGGCGGTGGCGCCCAGGTGACGCCAGCACAGCAGATCCAGCGTGTCATGCTGTTGGGCGCGCACCTGCATCAGATCAGCTCGACCGTCATGTGGGACCGGCCAATGATGTTGGTAATGGCCCAATGCGCATTACGGCGCTGGTCGGAAGGTGCGTCGTCCAGGACATCCATGGTTTTCTTGTCGTTCAGCGATGAGGCGGTACTGTCGAAATCGCGGTAACGCTCGGTGAGATCGGCCTTGGCCCAGCAGTAGACGGCACGGCGATAGTGGGAAACATTGACGCTTTCGCGGTCAACACGGTCCGCCGGCACTGCCGCTAGTGAGGCATAGCCGGCGGCAATCTGTTCCAGCTTCCAGTCGCGCAGCTCTTTATTGACATGGAGAATGGCGGCGACGACCGCTTGCCGCAGCCGCACTTCGGTGACGGTGCCGTCCAGCCGCTCCGCGTCGCGCATCTGCGATAGCTGGATATCCACATACCAGCCATCGTTTTCGACAACGGCGGCGGCCGGTGCTGGCGAACTGGAAGGGGGCGAAGGTTCAAAGGCAATAAAGCTCATGCGGATTTCTCATTAAATCGGCGGTGGGCGGGCGTCAGAATGAAATCGCAATGATTCAATCATCGACCCGCGCCGCCGTGCGCCAGGGGTGCTCGTTAGTCCGGTACGGTTTTAGCAATGCGCGTGCGCAGGCGGTCCATGACCTGTTTAACGCCCACGCCGGGGAACAAGGCCAGGGCGCGCTCCATCAGTTTGTGGGCAGCTTCCGCCTGCGGTAGTTGTGACGCTGTCAGCAGCTCGTTGCCGGCCTGGTCCAAGACGGCGACCATCGCGTAGGCGGCCGCCTTGAACAGCTTGGCCCGCGCCTGGTCGGGTGCGTCGCAGTGTTCCGTCAGCTGCTGGACTTGCGCCAGGATCTCGACGGCCTGCGCCGGATCGTCGGCCAGCTTGCCGTGTGAGTACGCCATAGAGAACTCATCCAGCAACATCGTCGGGATGTCGCGGTTGAACTGGTCCGGCAAGGTCAGCTTGTGGGCGACGGCATAGCGCGCCATTTCTACGGCCCGCGCATACTCGCCGCAGTCGATGTGCCACACCAAGAGCGCGGCAAAGACATCATCCTGACCGCCTTGGCCCTTCGCCAGAACTGCGTCAATCCAGTCCTGGTACTCGGGCAGCAATGTGGCTTTGACTTCGATCTTGCGCGCCACCGACTGGATGCTGCCCAGGCTGCGGCGGTCGTTCGCCAGTTTATAAAGCATCATTTCGTAGGCGCTGCCGTGGGTGACGCCGCCGGGGGCGGCTGCTTCGGCGGCACGCTCGGCCAGGACACGCGCCTTGTGGCGCTGGGCGGGAGAAACGTTTTCCATATCAGGCCGCCAGGACGATATTTTCCAGCACGGCGCCCAGGCCCAGGTCCTCGACCACGTAGGCATCGTTGGACGATTCGTAGTTTTCGATGCGGTCGCGCTCTGGCTTCTCGACCACCCGGCGCCGGCGGGCCGACTCTTGCCAGTAGATCGACAGATTGTCGAGGCGGGTAGTAAAGATCGTGTTATCCGGGAAGAACGGGACGGCGATGGCCGGCAGGCCGCCGATGCGCTTTTGGCTGATGACGATGTCCGCCGCCAGCGTCTCGGTCGGCGCCTGCTTGGTGTTCACCAGGGGGAAATACTTGTCGTGCATCAGGTTGCGGCTGACGATCACCACCAGGCCGGTGTCCTTCTGATACCAGGGGTCGAGCAGATTGATTGCGTCATATACCGCAGCATCCAGATTTTCATAGTCGCCGCCGGCGCCGATGACGAGCTTGCCAGAATCCTTCTTGCCTTCATGCATGACGCGCTGCGGCGCCTGTTCGCGATAGTGCTGCAACCAGCCCTTGTTGACGTCCTGGAGCATCGGATTCTTGTCGATATCCGTATCGGCCGCTACGGTGCGGCCATGAAAGCCGATCATCATGCGGTCCAGCGCCTGGCGCTGCAAGATGGCGTTGGCCAGGCGCTGCTGGAAATCGGGGAACTTCGCCCAAGCGTCCAAGGTTTGATATTTGACGTGCGTATCGAAGTTCGTTTTTTCGCAACGATAACCCTTGCCGTCCAGGGCGGTCAGGTCGCGGGTCTTGCGGTCGCCCTTGTCGGTATTGGTGCGGCTGGCAGTTGGGCCGGAAATACCCAGACCGACCTTTTCGCCTTCTTGTTCGGATACGCCGATGACATTGATGCTTTTGAGGAATTCGCTAGATTCCTGGATCTTGGTTTCCAGCTTTTGCTGCACGGTGGGCGCGACGCCAAAAGTCTTGGCGACGTTGCCGGTGTCGTTCAACTGCGCCAGGCGGGCGGTGTATTTGTCGAAGGCGACGCGGGTAATTTTCTTCATACGGGTGACTCCTGTTTGTATAGGGCGATGTTCGTGTAGGGGAGAGGTGGCCGGCGCCGATTAAAAATCGGTTTCCGCCAGGTTGTCGCCGCCGGTGGCGGCAGGCCGGTGCGAGCCATTCGCGTCGGTCGACTCGACCTTTTGGCGGAATGCTGCGAATTCCTCATTCGTCTTTTGCAAGGCCGCTTCCAGCGTATCGACACGTTCCTTCTCTGCTTTGAACTGGTCGGCGCTGGAATTGGCATAGGTCGCCAAGGTTTCGACGGCGCCGACCAGCTCGGTGAAGCGCGCATCGTCGCCGGTAGTCTTGGTGGAAAAGCGGCTCAGCAGGTTTTTAACGGTATCGGACAATTTGATTCCTTCGGTTTCAGGTTGGGGGGCTTCCTCGAATTCCAGCGTCGTTTCTTCCGCCGCCGAAAACAGGTTGCCGGTGTTCTTGGTGGCGAACGATAAAACCTCAGTGCCAAGGCTGGCGGGGCTGTCGGTAACAGCCAGGCCGACCAGGTAGGCTTCGCCGGTATCGGAAAATTTCGGATTGATTTCGATGCTGGTGTAAATTTTTTGGCGTGCCTTGTTCATGGCGACCAGTTCCGGCGTGGGCGAGATCTGCGCATACAACGCCAGTTTCTTAACGCCGCCCAGCTCGACTTCCTCGGCTTTCACTGCCGTCACATCGCCATAGGCCTTAAAGGCGCC